TAATATATGGGGGTCTCAGGACCAACACCGAACAGACTATCAAACTGGTTGAAGATACGTGTGACAGTCGAGTTCTCCGACTCCTTGACACTGACTCTCAATAGTGAGGTGTCAATACCAGAGTTAGGGAGAATAAACTTTTGAGTTTGGTTTCTAGATGATACAGTGAAGGTTTGAACTAAGTATGAACCTTCATAGACATCAATATTGTTGAAGGTAGCTTGACCGTTTGAATCAACGGGTACAGTGATATCGTTAGGAATAGAGAAAGTAAAGTTATCTGATCCTCTTACCGTCTTAGAAGATACTGCGACGATACCAGCCTTAAGTGTAACTAACGTTGCTGATGTGTTTTGTACATCAACCTCAAAAGAAATATTACTTACAGAAGCCTTTCTAGACCTTGGAAGATAACCAACGTTTCTTGCCAGAGATACCACGTTCTCTCTCAACGTAGCACTATCGATGAACACCTCGTTAGTCACCATATTGGTGTTATACGAAGTGATATACGTGTTATATGCTAGAGTATCGATTATCGTTGATAAGTTCGATCCTTCAAAATCATAGTCCGTGAAGTTTGAGTTAGCACGAAGATAGTCTTGAATGGATGCCTTGATCTGATCGAAATCTAGATTACTAAAATTAACTAGAGGCATTTTACCTGGTTAGCTCTAAGGCGAATGAGAGTTGTTGTGGTTCGACTTCAATACCAATAATCTTAAACTTAATAACGATGTCATATGCGTTGTCATCGTATTGAGGTGTAACTATTACATCGAGTAGTTCAACTCTTGGTTCAAAAGTGTTGATAGTGTGTTCAATTTCAGATTTGATATTCAATGAAGTCAGAGCGTCCATTGGATCAAACAACAGACGAGATACCCCAGAACCCAAAGTAGGGTTGAAAGGTCTCTCACCAGGCACCGTCATAATCAAATTACGAAGAGAACGAGCAATGGCACTTTGGTTAGTTGCAACAATCAAGTCATCCGTTATAGGATTAACTTTGAATGTTGCACTAATATCTTTGAACCCTTGACTTATCCTTTGAACAGGCACTTAGTGATACAACAAATCTTACTTTATTTAGACCACTAATCTTCAATTAATGTTATCTGTTCAGAGCCGCAAGTACAGATGTGATCAGGGTGAGAACAATCGCTTGTTTCAAAAAGTCCATCAGTATTTTGTTGTCTCTTATTCTTTGGAGTTTGGTCATCGTTTGCAATCTCCCTCAGCATCTTTTGATGTTGATCGTTAGCCAAGTTGTCTAGAAAATCGTTCATAGCTATCCTTTTAAGTATGTATCACTGTGGGTCCTGATATCGTCCCTCTTGTGAGTGGTACATATCAATTGAATCTTCATGTTCTGGATATCCTCCTTCTTCTTCTCTTCTCTCTTTGGCAGTCTTCCAGAAGTATTCATCTTCACGACCCATACCAAGACGATCAAAACCATTCTCTACAGAATAATATTGAGTTGATACCTTGAAGTCTGGCATCTTAGGATCTTCTGGTGTCAGACTGTTATCATAGATACGCATCCTATTATTAGGATACAAGGCATACTGGCCGTTCTCCAGTTCAATCAAGTTGTGTGACTTATGTTCTGCAGGGTTCTCTGAAGTGGCACAATCAATAATATCATTATCGGGATGATAGTTATCAATAGTACAAACGTATGTTCCTTTCATAATACCATGGTCTCTGGTATAAAGTTCATAGTCCATACTACCAATGAACTGTTTAGTAATAGCCATCACACCATAGTCCATACAGTTCCAGAACTGTAGGTTAGGAAGGTTCATATCAGGTGAAGGAGTTTCAGGTCTGGATAAGAAAGCTCCAATTGGTAGTTTGTCATACATTGCCGCATACTCTGGGAGATATGTCTCAAAGTAGAATGCACGACCTGGGATAGACTTACAGGAGACCCAGACCCCTTTCACGAACTCTCCGAACCCAGACTGGTGGTCGGTGAGGTATTCCTTTCTTACCCACACTTCAACAGAGGGTAGGTTGCAAATCAGAGATGCCATAAGACACTATCAGTTAATATATCTATACACTAAAGCATTCCTAGTAACATAATACCAAATGCTAAAAAGGTTGTGGCGATGAGACCATATCCCATCCACCACAACCATTGAGGAATCTTATCTTCCTTGTCCACGATATCTCTTCTTAGCTCGACTGTTGGACTTGGCAGAATACTTAGTATGTTTGCCTGATCCTTGTTGTGTTTTCTTGGGAGTACTCTCAATGAATACATTACCCAACAGTGACTTCTTAACCTTTGCCATAGTTTAGTACCTCAAATAACACGAGTTTTTTCATGACCCACACGGATACGAGGATCACACCAGATCTCGTAACCTGCCTCAATTGCATCCAGACAGAATGAGACATCCTCACCACACATATCCTGAACGGCTCCAGATTCAAAGACTTGCATCTTAGGAGCGAACCAAGGATACTTCATCTCAGGGTTTTCAAATACACCCTTCTGAATGAGAACCCAACCGAAACCAGTATAGTCAACAGTGAAAGGCTTCTTACGTTTGCCAATACCTTCAACCATCTCATGATTCATCACACCACCATTGGTACGGAAGTCATCTTCATCCAACCAGTGTGCAACTGAGGTTGTACGACCATCCTCAGTAGAATACCACCCAGCAGAGATAGGACGTTCTTCACCATTTGCAGGAAGTGCAACATCACACAGTTGCCAAAACTTCTCAGTATTGAAGACAATGTCACTATCAATCCAGAGTTGATAGTCATACTCAAGTTTACCATCCCAAGGTACCTGATCAGGACCACGAAGAACATTTGCACCCAAACACTTACAACGTGCAAAGTTCACCATGGAACTGTAGTCTTGAGAAATTTGAATGCTCATCTGGTTTTGAACAAGATCAAAACACAGTTGAACAAAGTTCTTCATGAAGATATAAGAACATCCTCTACCAGGGAGACAGAATACAATTGTCTTCCCTCGCATCCTTTCTTTGATAGCATCATAATCCCATTCAGCTTCCGGTTGATTCTTCTTGGTGTTGGGCTTTGCTGCTTTAACTGTAAATCCTTTGGCCATGAGTTAGATAATCACTCCATTTCATTCATCATTATACGGGATATTTAGTTTGTTGTTGACACATTTTGTTGTTCGGTCACCTTCACCTCTGTGGCATATTCAACCACTGGCTTGTACCTACGATACCTTACAGTTTCAGTTGTAGGAAAGACTTCTTCAGGGTTACCATAACTTCTCTTCACACGTTCTTCTACAATTTCATCATAAGGATCTGACTTGACATCAGGATACTGACGATGTGCATTCTCTGTCACAGTACGAGTCAGTACTTCCCACTCCACACCATTTCCTGATTCAGGTGGGACATAGTCAACTCTCTCTTGTTTTGCCATAGTGTTTGAGTCTCTTCAAATATTATAACACAAAAAAGAAGGGGGTTGTGAAACCCCCGAGTGATTAGTAACTTGCCTCCATGATTTTTTCTTGTCCTACATCACATACTTCATATTCAACTGGTACTTGTTCATGAAAGTAATATTCCCATAGACCGTTAAAACTATCTTCATTCAGATTGGCGTGTAGACATCTCCCTTCTGAGTAGATATGAAAGATTTTATTCAACATGGTATCCTCCTAGGGTACACACTATCTATCGTATCATATCGATGTCTGTTTGTCCATCCCATGTTTCAACACTGTTACGGAGACGGCCTTCATCCTTCAGTTTATTATATCTCTTTGTGGCCTTCTTACGCCAGTATTCAATCAGTGTGTTGAGTTCATACTTATGAAAATTGACAGGATCTGGGACTAAAGTATCCTCTTGACCCAATATCACCTCACGACTGTTTTTGTAGCCGTAGTTGCAAGAGAACGTCCTCTTACGTTCAGTTAGATTCTTTGCGTGTTCAATCGTATCCATGAAGTCTTTCTTCTCATCAGGATATTCCTTCATGGTCTTCTTCACCTCTGCAACCCACTTCGTTTGCATCTTACGTTTACGAGAAGATGATGTCAGTGGAACCAAGTGTTCACCATTATTTCTTTGTTTGAAGTAATCACAAAGGTGTTCATACAACTCACCTTGAATCAAAGGAACAAGATCACTGATACTCAGACCAATGTACTTGATATAAGGTTTCAAACCATCATACTGTGATGAAGCCTTACTACTACCATAAAGAGATGTTGTTTCAAAGTATGCCAGGTCTGTACCATACTTCTCATCAAACTGTTTCTTCATCTCATGAGAACAACACAACAATGACAACAACTTACCACCAAGATAGTTGTAACCAAAGGGTTGAGTGGGAACAATATTAAAACCCATCACCATACGATGATTGAGATGTTTCAACTCTGCAACTTCCCCCAACAAGTCATTACGAGGTTTGGAATAAGTGGTAGGACTTCCCATACGAATCATACCGACATACTTACCCGTATTGGTTTCTTCTACCAACCAACGCAACTTACGACCAGGAATACTTCTTTCAATCTGATTACTACCCGTCAGTTCTAATAGATTACTAAACAGTTGATGATACTTATCCTTACCTTGCACCATATTATCCACACTATGAATCTTAAAGTTCATATCCATAGGTGACATCTCAAAGGCATCAAAGATCTCCTCATTGTCACCAAACAATGAAGGTACAAAGTCTCGATACTTCAAACACTCATACTGATAGTCCTGAATACTCTCAAACCTCAAGTAGTAATCCTTGAAACACTTAGCTACATAACGAGCATCATCAATCGTCAGTATCACAGACATCACATCTAAGTCCTCTTATTATAGTTCTTTTTGGCCGGTTTTTCAACACGGCAGATTTTTTTCAACATAATCAACGAATGTCTCTCACAAGTGATCAACCATCAACACCCCATCCAAATGATCCAGTTCATGTTGTACTACACGAGCCTCTAAACCCCTCAGATACCACCTCTTGTATCTCCCATTGAGAGTTTGGAATTTTACATCAATCTTTGAAGGTCTATCAATCTTATAGAACTCTCCAGGGATTGAGAGACAACCTTCCTCATAACCAACGATCTCTGCCGAAGTCTTTGTAATAACTGGATTGATCATCTCCTGTACTGGACCAACTAACTTACCAGCTGACATTAATTGTACCACAATCACTC